GGAGGACGAGTTCAAGCAGAAGTACGTAGACTACATAACAGAGCAGTTTGACAAGCGTGAATACGGTCATTGGTTTATGAACAACAAGAGAGCCACCTATATTACAGGGGCTCACTACATGTATCTACAGCATACAAAGATAGATGTTGGACACCCAGACTTTAGAGAAGCAAACAGAGTGTTCTTTATTTATTGGGAAGCATGTAAGGCAGACGACAGATGTTTTGGTATGATATATCTAAAGATAAGACGTTCAGGCTTTTCTTTTATGGGGTCATCAGAGTCTGTAAATATAGCTACACTATCTAGGGACAGTCGTATAGGCATGCTATCAAAGACAGGTCCAGATGCTAAGAAACTCTTTACAGATAAGGTTGTTCCGATATCTATAAACTATCCATTTTATTTTAAGCCTCTTCAGTCTGGTATGGATAGACCAAAGACCGAGCTGATGTACGGTGTCCCTGCAACAAAGATTACCAAGAAGAATATGAACGATGTTGGTAAGGAGGAGCAGGAAGAAGGATTGGATACATCCATAGACTGGAAGAACACTGACGACAACAGCTACGATGGTGAGAAGTTGCTTTACCTATTACACGATGAGAGTTCTAAATGGCTAAAACCACTAAACATACTCAACAACTGGCGAGTAACAAAGACATGTCTTCGGTTGGGTAGAAAGATTGTAGGTAAGTGCCTTATGGGGTCTACCTGTAATGCATTGTCAAAGGGTGGTGACAACTTTAAGAAGTTGTACATGGACTCAGACCCCAACGAGCGTTCAGCGAATGGTCAGACTAAATCAGGTCTTTATAGGTTATTTATACCTATGGAGTGGAACTTTGAGGGTTATATAGATGAGTACGGGATGCCTGTATTTGAGACACCAAAGAAACCTGTTATGGGCGTGGATGGTGAGCTGATTGATCAAGGTGTTATAGAGTATTGGAACAATGAGGTTGACTCATTGAAAGGCGATCCAGACGCATTGAATGAATTTTATAGACAGTTCCCTAGAAGTGAAGCACACGCCTTTAGAGACGAGTCTAAAGAATCTCTGTTTAACATAACTAAGATATACGAACAGATAGACTACAATGATTACACCAATGCTGGCAGGATACTCACAAGGGGCTCATTCCATTGGAAAGATGGAAATAGATTCTCTGAGGTAATATGGACTCCAGACAAGAGGGGTAGGTTTTTGGTGTCGTGGTTACCTCCTGACTCTATGCGTAACAAAGTAATAAAACGTGGCGACTTGTATTATCCACGTCACGAAGAGATTGGTGCTTTTGGTTGCGATACCTATGACATATCAGGAACAGTTGGAGGGGGTGCGTCCAATGGATCGCTTCATGGTGTCACTATGTTCAACATGTCGGAAGCTCCATCCAACGAGTTCTTTCTAGAATATGTAGCAAGACCACCAATGGCTGAAATATTCTTTGAGGAGGTGCTTATGGCTTGTTGGTTTTATAGTATGCCTATACTTGCGGAGAACAACAAGGCTAGACTTCTGTATCACTTTAAGAACGCAGGTATGAGAAACTTTTCTATGAATAGACCTGACAAACCAAGAAACAAACTATCAAAGTCAGAAAAAGAGCTAGGAGGCATACCAACAGCATCGGAAGATATGAGGCAGACACACGCTGCATGTATAGAGTCTTACATAAATAAGTATGTAGGCATAGACGTAGAAGGAACATATAGAGAGGCTGGGGACATGGGAAACATGTTCTTCAATAGGACGCTTGAGGATTGGTCAAGGTTTGAGTTTAACAATCGTACAAAGTACGATGCTACGATTAGTTCAGGTCTTGCACTTATGGCTACACAGAGGTTTGACATGCAACCCCAAAAGGAGAAGTCGAAAATAAACATTAACTTTGTGAGATACGATAATAGTGGATTCCAGAGTAAGATTATTAAGGGATGATAAATAAAAAAGAGACTCTTGTACGCAAAAGGAGTTTCCCCAATCAATTAGCACCAGACTACGAGAAAGAGTCTTTCGAGTACGGCTTAAAGGTTGGACAAGCCATTCAATACGAGTGGTTTAGAAAGAAGGGGAACTCGTGTAAATTTTATGATCAATGGATTGACTTTCACAGAATGAGATTATATGCTCGTGGTGAACAGTCTGTAGAAGCCTACAAAAAACAATTGGAGGTGGACGGAGATAAATCCTACTTGAATCTAGACTGGTCTATCGTACCAATAATCCCTAAATTTAGAGATATCGTTGTTAACGGTATGATGGATAGGGTTGCCACAGTAAAGGCATACGCTCAGGACGGTGTTTCTGCAGAGAAGAGGTCAGCATATCAAGAGATGATAGAGGCTGATATGTTAGCTAAAGATGTATTAATGAAGACCAAGGAACTGTTTGGTGTTGATGCATTTAATGTTGACCCAGAAACTCTTCCAAAGAACGAGCAAGAACTCAATCTACATATGCAGCTTAATTATAAGCCTGCAATAGAAATAGCTGAAGAAGAGGCTATAGATACAGTGTTCGATATGAACAAGTATCCACAACTAAAAAGAAGATTAGCAGGAGACCAGGTAGACTTGGGGCTATGTGTCGCTAAACATAGGTTTAGTTACGGAGAAGGCATCAAGTTGGAGTATGTAGACCCTGCAGAGTGGGTTCACAGCTACACAGAGGATCCTAACTATGAAGACTGCTACTACTATGGCGAGGTGAAGCAGATTCATATTACAGAACTTAAAAAGATTAACCCTAACCTCACCGAGGAAGAGTTAGAGCACATAAAGAACACAACAAGCATGTGGAGTACTGAGTATTCTGTTATGCGATCATATAACGACAGTTTTGCAGACTCTGAAGTCGTTAACGTATTATTTTTCAACTACAAGACTGACAGAACGTTTGTGTGGAAGGAAAAGATTCTGGACAACGGAGGAATGCGAGTTATACCTAGAGACGACAGCTTTAACCCACCACAGGATGAGACTGTAATGTTTAGAAGGGTAGAAAAAAAGATAGACGTTTGGTACGATGGTGTTCTAGTTCTTGGTACTGACCAACTTATTAAATGGGAGCTATGCACTAACATGGTTCGTCCTGAGTCAGCATTTCAGAAGGCTTACTCTAATTACGTTGCAGCAGCACCTAAGATGTACAAGGGTACTATAGAGTCTCTTGTACGTAGAATGCGTAAGTATGCAGATCAGATACAAATAATTCACTTGAAACTACAGCAAGTAGTTAGCAAGGTTGTGCCAGATGGTATTTATATTGATGCCGATGGTCTTACAGAGATTGATTTAGGTGACGGTGGTTCATACAGCCCACAGAAGGCACTACAGATGTATTTTCAAACTGGTAGTGTTATAGGTCGTAGTTACACCCAAGATGGTGACTACAACCAAGCAAAAATTCCTATTCAAGAGATAAACCACAACAGTGGTCACAATAAGATTCAGTCTTTAATCAACTACTACAACTACAACATGCAGATGATTAGAGACGTGACGGGAATTAATGAGGCTCGTGATGGATCTATGCCTGACCCAGACGCATTGGTAGGGGTGCAGAAATTAGCTGCTGCAAATAGTAACACAGCAACAAGGCATGTCCTTGACGCTATCTTGGACGTTACTCAAAAACTAGCAGAGTGTACTTCACTTCGTATTGCTGATGTATTAGAGTACTCTGATATGTCAGAGGAGTTTGCGATGCAGATAGGTAAGTACAAGGTATCACTTCTAGATGAGATAAAGAACCTATACCTTCACTCTTTTGGTATATTCTTAGAGGTTGCTCCAGACGAAGAGGAGCGTCAAAGACTTGCTAATGATATAAGCATCGCCCTTCAGCGTGATCAGATTAGTATCGATGATAAGATTGATATCATGAACATGCGAAACCTTAAACTTGCTAGTGAGATGCTCAAGCTAAGAAAGCAAGAGAAGACAGAGAACGACCAAAAGAGGGAGCAACAGAAGATGCAGATGCAGGCACAGATAAATGCTCAGTCAGCACAACAGGCTGCTGAGGCTAGGATGCAGGCAGCACAAGCTGAGGCACAAGCTAAGATACAGATAGAGACTGCTAAGTCACAGCTTGAAGTTCAAAAATTAAAAGAAGAGGCTAACCTAAAACTTATGCTGATGGAGAGAGAGTTCCAGTATCAGATGGGTGTCAAGGGTGAGGAGTCTAGAAACCTAAAGGATAGAGAGGTGTACAAAGAAGACCGAAAGGACGAGCGTACAAAGCTACAGGCAAGCCAACAGTCTAAGATGGTTCAGCAACGTCAACAAGGGACACCACCTGTTGATTTTGAGTCAAACGAGGACAGTTTAGATGGCTTTGACCTTGCAGAATTTAACCCTAGATAATCGGTTTCTAGAAAAGTGTTAAATTTGTAACAATTAAATTAAATTTATTATGGGAGTTAAAATTATTCCAGGCGAGGAAAAGTCTAAGGTACAGATTGAAAGAGAGCTTGTCGAGAAGCATGAACAAGAGGTTCAAGAGCAGACCGAAGCAGTTGAACAAGAAGTTGCAGAGACACCTACCGAGCCAACAGAAAATATAGAGGAGACTCAGGACAACCCTCAGCCAGAGACTCCACAAGTTGATGAGGGAGCGTTCTTTACATTTGCAAAGGAAAAGTTAGGTCGAGATGTTAACTCTTGGGACGACTTCAATCAAGTCGAGACAAAAGAGGTTGAGCTACCTGAAGATGTTCGTGCTTTTTATGAGTACAAACAGAACACAGGTCGTTCACTAAAAGACTTTATCGAACTTACCAAGGACTATGATAATATGTCTGATCAAGACATCGTGCAGCAGTACTACAAAAGTACAGCTCAGGGTCTAGATGATGACGACATCAAGTTTGAGTATGACCGTAAATTCGGTTTTGACAATGACCTAGATGACGATGACGATATCAGACTAAAAAAGATTGCTCTTAAAAAAGAGGCAGTAAAAGCTAAGGAGTATTTCAATCAGCAGAAGGAACAATTCAATGTGCCGCTTGAGTCAAGCACGCCATTGGTTTCGGATGATGAGAGAGAAGACTTTGAGGCTTACAAAAATAGCAAGTCCACACAGGAGGCTCAACGTGAAGAGTTGCTGAAAAGATCTCAGTACTTCATGGATAAGACTAACGAGGTGTTGAATGACAAGTTTGAAGGTTTCAAATTCTCTGTCGGAGACAAGGAAGTTAAGTACAATCCAGGAGATGTATCCAAAATTAAGGAGGCAAATTCCTCTATTCAGAATTTTGCTAGTAAGCATTTGAATGAAGACGGATACATTAAAGATCCAGAAGCTTACCACAAAGCCCTAACTATTGCTAGTGACCCTGATGCATTCTTTAAGTATGCGTATGAGTTGGGTCAAGCGGATGCAGTTAACGATGTCGTAAAGACAGGAAAAAATGTTGACATGCAAATAAACAAAGCTCCGCAACAAGCAAAGCCAGGGACTAAAGGTGCTCGAATCATTGGTGCTGAAGCTGGACGAAAGCAAACTATTATCAATTATAGACAATAACTAAAAAAGAAAAAAAATGGCAGGATCATTAAGTGCGTATAGCAATGGGTTTATTACCCCTGCTCCAACGCAAGTAACTTTAGAAAACAACTATCTATCTGCTGGAGACTTTGACTTTATCAGCCAATACCTTCCAGAGTTAGACCCTAATCAGTTCGAGCGTTTTGGACCTCGTACTGTTGCAGGATTTTTGAAATTAACAGGTGCTGAAGTACCTTTCGCTTCTGACTTAATCAAGTGGACAGAGCAAGGTCGTCTTCATACAAAGTATGAGGGAGTAAGTGCTGGGGCTTTTTCAGCAGGGACACAAACTATGACTATTGCATCTGGGACATGTACGTTCCGTGTAGGTCAAACAGTTATGTTATCTAATGCATCTGTATCTAAAAAGGCTATTATTTCAGCAGTTTCAGGTGCAGACTTTACAGTTAAGTATTACACAGTAGAAGGTTCTGACCCATTCTCTGGTGCAAGTGATGTTGTTGCTTTTGCATACGGTTCTGAGTTCGCAAAAGGAACGGATGGTATGCTAGGCGCATTGGATGCTGAATTTGATGTGTTTGAGGTTAAGCCAATCATCATCAAAGACCGTTACGAAGTTAACGGATCTGACATGTCTCAAATCTCTTGGGTAGAGGTGAACGCTGAAGACGGAGCAACAGGATACTTCTGGTTCCTACAGTCTGAGTCTGAAACTCGTTTGAGATTCGATGATCACATGGAGATGGCTCTTATCGAAGGTGTGCCAGCTGAAAACAATTCAGCCGCTGAAGCTGAATTGATGGCTGCAGGTACTGCCCCTGGTACTCAAACTAAAGCAGGTACTGACGGATTGTTCTACACAATCGAGCAAAGAGGAAACGTTTGGTCTGGAGGTAACCCAACAGCAATGTCTGACTTTGACGCTATCCTTCAAAGAATGGATAAGCAAGGTTCAATCGAGGAGAACTTATTGTTCATCAATAGAGCTTTCTCTTTAGATATCGATGACATGCTTGCTGCTCAAAACTCTTACGGAGCAGGTGGTACTTCTTACGGAGTATTCCAAAACTCTGAGGACATGGCTCTTAACCTTGGATTCGATGGATTCAAGCGTGGAGGATACGAGTTCTACAAGACTGACTGGAAATACCTTAACGACCCAACACTTCGTGGAGGAATTGCTGCAGGAGGTGTTAACGGAGTAATGGTTCCAGCTGGACAGACTACTGTTTACGATCAAGTACTAGGAAGAAACGCAACTCGTCCATTCCTACACGTTCGTTTCAGAAGTTCAGAGCACGAGAACAGACGTTACAAGTCTTGGATTACTGGTTCCGCAGGTGGAGCTAGAAGCTCAAGCGTAGATAAAATGACAGTTGACTTCCTTACAGAGCGAGCACTTTGTACAATGGGAGCAAACAACTTCTTCATCTTCAACGCTTAATAAAAGGCAAAATAAAGTGGGGAGTTTCGGCTCCCCACTATTTTAATTATAATTTAATCGAGTAAAATGGAAACAAAGGTATATAGACTTTGCAATGACAAGTCGCCACTAACGCTACTATTAGCATCTAAAAACACACACAGAAAATCTATTCTGTGGTATGATGAGGAGAGAAATGAACAGAGAGCTCTTCGTTATGCAAGAAATCAAAAAAGTATTTTCGAGGACGAACAAAACGGTCAATCCATCATAGGGGAGATTGAGTTTAAGGACGGATCCTTGGTGTGCAACACAAGAAATGACGCAACCCTAATAAAGTTTTTGGAACACCACCCTGACAATAAAGTGAATGGAGGTAACGTGTTTGAAGAGTTGAATCATGAGGCTGAGGCACAGGAGATAATCGACCTTATAGAAATCGAGGCTGAGGCTATCTCTTTAGCTAGAGAGCTAGACATCAACGAGATTGAAAGAATAGGTTATAAAATTTGGGGCGTTAGAGCAGGCAAACTAAAATCTGCGGAGCTACGTAGAGATGTACTTATCTACGCTAGAAACAATTCTGGAGACTTCTTGGATATGTTCGAGGATGTCGACTCTGACATACAGGTATTCGTTAGCAAGGCTATCTCTGAGGGTTATATACAGTGGAGAAGAATAACACTGAGCTGTATTGGAACCTAAAAGACAACAAGAAAATGATTCACAGGGTAGAGCGTGGAGCAGAACCATCAAAGAGTCTTGACAAGTTCATTAAGTCTCGTGAGGGATCTGAGTTCTACGAGACTTTAGCTGAAGTAATGAAATAATCATTATCTTTGTGATATTGTTAACAATTATTAAAACACAAAAAAATGGCTATAAGATTTTTAGGAGTAGATGACTCCAAGACAGATTTAACAGAAAAAAGAGCTACTTCCATAAATGATAAATCAGAATGGTATTATGGTTCAGATTATCAATACAAAGAGGTTGAAATCACCGATACTGATATGTCTACTTTAGGAAGCTCTGGGGGGGTTGTTTTATTAGATGCTCCAGGTGCAAATAACTATTACGAGTGGAAAGTTGTATTAGAGTACACGTATGATGGGGCAAACCCATACACTCTAGCAAGTGATGCTATTTTAGTTGGAGAGTTAAACGAGTACAATGGTGGAATTATAAAGTCAACACTTATAACGAAAGCTGTAAATACAGTGGGGATGACTTCTAGTTTTTCATCTGATGAACAAGCAACGATAGCAGCTACAGAACTCCCCGTTACTAATGTTGAAGCATTAAACGAGCCTTTATCTGTAACTACATGGGACGGAAACAACCCTGCTGGTAGTGGTACAGGTACTATACTAGCTAAGGTTTGGTATAAGGTTAAAACTTTTGGAACAGAGTTGTAATAACTACTTACTACTATGATTAAAAGACCTCACCTCAAAGTGGGGTCTTTTTTTTATCTTTGTATTATGGCAAGAAAAAGTAAGAAGGAAATGCCGTGCAACAAGCCGATGAAGTCTTCTAGACCAGGCAAGAAGAAGATGGTAAAGGCTTGCTCCAATGGAAGAGAAAAGCTTCTGCATTT